TATTAGAAAGTGTTATAATCAATAGCATCAACGAGATGGAGAAAAAGTGAGTAATATTGAACAAGTAATCTTGCGTAATATATTGACTAATGAACCATATATGCGCAAGGTTCTTCCATTTATAAAGCCAGAATATTTTCAAGGCGTGTACAATCATCTATTCAAGGAAGCTGGCAAGTTTGTAGGAAAATATAATAAGCTACCGACACTTGAATCATTTAAGATTGAAATAGACAATAGTGACAAACTTAATGATGATATGTATCAGGCAGCTATGGATATACTGCCTAATATTTTTGTATCTGAAAAAGCAGATGAGAAGTGGTTAGAAGACACTACCGAAAAGTGGTGTCAAGATAGAGCAATCCATAATGCTATTATGGAGTCTATTTCTATTATTGATGGAAAGCATAAAAACCTTACAAAGAATGCGCTGCCAGACTTATTGTCAAAGGCACTAGCAGTATCATTTGATACAAATGTAGGTCACGACTATATTGAAAATGTAGAGGAACGTTATGACTTTTATCATGAGGATGAAGAACGTATTGGGTTCGATCTCGACTACTTTAATCAAATTACAAAAGGTGGACTTCCCAATAAAACACTCAACATATGCCTTGCTGGCACTGGCGTGGGTAAGTCTCTTTTTATGTGTCATGTTGCTGGCTCTGTTTTAGTACAAGGTCGAAACGTACTATACATTACATTGGAGATGGCAGAGGAACGTATCGCAGAACGTATTGATGCTAACCTTTTGAATATTCCGTTGGATCAACTTCAAAACATATCTAAACCTATGTTAACAAGTAAAGTTGATGAACTAGCTGCACGTACAAACGGTAAGCTTATCATCAAAGAATATCCAACGGGTTCAGCACACACAGGTCACTTTAGAGCTTTGCTGAACGAACTAAAGCTTAAAAGAAACTTTGAGCCTGACATGATCTTTATTGATTATCTTAACATCTGTGCATCTTCACGAATGAAGGGCATGGGTGGAGCTATCAACTCTTATACATATATTAAAGCGATTGCTGAAGAGCTACGTGGACTTGCTGTAGAGTTTGATGTTCCGATTGTATCTGCAACACAGACAACACGGTCAGGGTTTACAAGTTCAGATCCTGGTCTTGAAGATACCTCAGAGTCTTTTGGCTTACCTGCAACTGCTGATTTGATGTTTGCTCTTATAAGTTCTGAAGAACTAGAGGCACTTGGTCAGATTATGGTAAAACAACTTAAGAACCGCTATAACGATCCAAATCATAAAAAAAGATTTGTTATTGGCGTTGATAGATCTCGTATGAGATTATACGATGCAGAAAACGCAGAAGAAGGTGTAGTAGACGATACACCAACATTCGATAAGTCTCAAATGAACGAAAGATTTAAAGACTTTAAAATGGAGTAAGGTATGTGGATATTAGAGTGGATTATCGGAATACTCATATTTGGATTTAGCAGTTTTATTGTGGTATTCTTGGTGTGGTATATTGGTGGAACACAAGGGAGATGGTAAATGTGGATATTAGTATGGCTTGAACTCGCAGCTTCTCAAAATATTAACTTCTATCATTTAGGAAGTTACGAACAAGAACGAGATTGTAAAGTGGCTTATGAAAAAGCTATTGTATTAGTAACTGGTAAGAACCAGAGTATGGAGTGTTTATATATTGACATGGGGAATAAAAGATAATGGCAAAAGGTAATAAGAAAACATCTATTGGTCATCGTAATGTGAAAACATCATCTATGAACAAATCAAAGCGGCGTAGCTTTAAGAAATATCGGGGGCAAGGTAAAGTTTGATGAATGCTAGACTTATCTCATACTCACAACCTGTATTACACATCCACTCAGGCGAACCAGGTATCATGGGACTCGAAAACATCCAAGATCTCATCGCGTATTGTGCCCGTGTCTCCAATCCGTCAAACCAAGCTAACACCAAAACAACGTCAAAGTTACTTGACTATCTCATCAAACACAAACACTGGTCACCATTCGAAATGGCATCAGCCTGTATCGAAATCACAACCACAAGAGATATCGCAAGACAACTCCTCAGACACAGATCGTTTTCATTCCAAGAGTTTTCTCAAAGGTATGCTGACATCCGCGATCTTGATGACAGTGTTGTAATCCGTAAGGCACGTTTGCAAGATCCTAAGAACCGTCAGAATAGTGTCATAACAGATGATGTGAGCTTACACCAATCATGGGAGACACATCAGCGCATGGTGTGGAACGCTGCCATGAAAGCATATAAATGGGCAATCGAAAATGGAATCGCAAAAGAACAAGCAAGATCAGTCTTGCCAGAGGGCAACACACCTAGTAGGCTCTATGTTAATGGTACCATTCGTAGTTGGATACATTATGTCGAGCTACGTTCTGCAAATGGGACACAAAAAGAACATATGGAACTGGCCCTCGAAGTAGCAAAAGCTATAGGTAAGATATACCCTAAAGTTTTGGAGTTTACAAGTGACTGAACTAGTTATTCGTAATAAAGATATTATAGAAAAACTAGAATATGTTAGGTCAACAGTCTTTTCATCTAAGGCTGTTGATCCTGACTATTATGAATCTCGACTTCATTTTAGACCTCCTGATGCCCGAATAGAAGGTGAAAAATACTTATCTAAAGAGTATCTTCTTAAACATATGAGTGATCCAAAACATGAAGGATTTCCATATGAGACTTGTTCTTTTCCTATGGATTATGGTAAAGCTGATGATCCTTTAATAGAAGAAATCACTCAATACGCTAGAAGAAATTTTATTTCTGAGTTAGGTGCTAACAGCAATGCTGTATTTTTATACTATCCACCTGGTGGACTTGTAGGTTGGCATACTAACCAAAATAACTCAGGCTATCAGTTCATTTTTACTTATTCTAAAAATGGTGATGGATATTTTCAATATTATGATAAACAAAAAGATGAGATTATTGTAACCCCAGATAGTCCTGGTTGGAGATGTCATTATCATCATTTTGGAAAATCAAATGAAGATCACTGTTGGCATTCTGCATATACTAAAGAACCTAGAATAACTATTTGTGTGTTGTTCAGATGGTGGGACAAACCACACATGAAAAATCAAGTTTTAGCTATGAAAGATCAGTTAATAGAAGAAATAGAATCGGAGTACTAAAATGGGAAAAAAGCTGTCAACTTATTGGAAAGACGATGAGTCAGAATATTGTGAGATACATATTGACTTTAAAGAAGAACTGTTGTATATTAAGTATTACAAAAAAGACGCGGCAGCACGTTTCCATACTGAAGAGTTTAGAGGTAAATCTTTACGTTATGTAGAAGATGCTGCAGAAAACTGGGCTTTGGGTATTAAAAAGATTGACCCACATTATGAAGGAACTTTATTGTGAGTGATAACGTAAATCATCCTGTACACTATAGTCATTCTAAGATTGAATGTATTGATGCTATTGAAGCAATGACAGGATCTATGTCAGGAAATATAGCACCACATGCCGCAAATGTACTAAAATACATTTGGCGATGTGAGCGAAAGAACGGTCTTGAAGACATTGATAAAGCGATTTGGTATTTAAATAGAATGCGTGAAAGATGGGTAGAGACACATCCTTAGTTAGATGGTACGATTGGCTATTAGCTTTCTTCTGCGCAGATATTATGTTTGTCGCCTTTTTTAATGGTGGATTAACTGGCGGTCTATTTGCGTATGGAGTTTATTACCTTTGGTCTGAATATTATTGTTTATGGAGATACAAAAAAGAACATGAAAGATTTCGCTAATCCAGATTCATATAAAGGAAAGACTCCTTTAGAAATGACTCGACAGTTTGCTACAGTCATGAAACAGCAAATAGATGCTGATTGGTACGCAAATGGTGATCTTGAACAAATGAGACTTCGCTTGATTACTGAAGAGTACAATGAGATAATGCAATCAGAAGATACTGATAATCTTATAAAAGAACTTGCTGATTTGATTTATGTGACATACGGTTATGCAGCATGTTTTGGTTGGGATTTAGATGAGGCTGTTCGTAGAGTACATGCATCTAACATGAGTAAACTTGGTGAAGATGGTGAACCAATTTACAGGCATGATGGTAAAGTTTTGAAAGGACCAAACTATATGCCACCTGACTTATCAGATTTAACTTGACAATAAGAATATCATATGATACTGTGATTCTGTAACTAACGTACAGGAGTTGTTATGATTAAAAATGCTATAGAGTTTGAAGCGCGGTGCGATAATCTTTTAGAGTCTCGCGGTATCACAGGTCATACAGCAGCAGATCGCTTTTGTTCTGACTTCAAAGCATACATGTTTTATCTTGATGCTAAGAATATCGGTAATGCTGAATATACTCTATCACTCTTAGAAGATGACAACAATCTTACTGATAGCAACATTCTCAACACAAACTTTCGTAACACCATTACTGATCTTATCAGCCCATCTCTTAAATCAGATGAGCTGTTTATTTCAATCTACGGAACACTCTTAGACAACAAAGGTAAAGGCGTTGGTGTCGGTGAACTTGCGCTGCCACTCATTCTAAGCAACTATCGTTTCTCTAACGAAAGTGACGGTGTATTCGGTGACGGTAAGAAAGTTGAAATCAAGAAGAATGGCGCAAGCTTGAAACCTGTCAAGACTGGTCTCACAGAAAAAGGTTTGGTTGATCGCCTTAACACTAAGTATTTCAATAGCACAGTTCCTGGTATGCGTGACGCTAAGAAGTTCAATGCTCACATTGCAGAGATCAAAGATCCCACAGTTTATGCTGAGTATTTCAAAGAGCTTTATGTCGGTTGCGACACAACTTCACTTGCAAAAAATGTACAAGCAGTGTATAATGATGCAGAGAAGTTTAATACTGAGGTTGGCAAGTTTGCATTACGTGAATATCAACGAGTAGATGGTTGGAACAATATCATTTACATTGACGCTGATAAACAAGTCGTTGTGAATGTTGCAGACACTTCAGACATCGAAGGTTTGGGTATGAAGTTTTCACCAAAGCTAGCACGGAAAGCTGACACTCAAGCGATTGCTGATGGATATGTTAATGTACGGATATAGAATATGAAACCACTTTACATTTGGGCTGGGGGTAAAAATAAAATGATCCCCAAGTATCTTGAAACCCCAAACATCCCAACAACTGGGTTCGACACTTTTGTTGAGCCTTTTTTTGGTGGTGGTGCTATGACTATTTGGATTTATAAGAACTGTCCAAATGTAAAGAAGTTCATCATCAATGATCATAAGCAAGAACTTATGGGTATCTACAGAGCAATCAGAGATGACCTTGAAATGTTTTTAAAACGAATGGATACACTAAGTTCTAAGTATCTGCCATTAGATAAATCAGATCGCAAAACATTCTATTACACTCTTAGAGATGAATATACAAATGATTGGCAAAAGTGGTGTCCAACTGTTGAAGCAGCTACACTATACTTTTTATTAAAAACTGCTTTCAACGGCATCTGGCAAACAACTAAAAACTCTAACGGTAGGTTCGCTACACCTTGTGGATTGTTGAACCAAAAAGACTCCGTGTACGATAAGGATAATGTTTTAGAGTGGCATAAGTTTCTACAAAAGGCAGACATATACAGTACTGATTGGGCAAAGGCATCAAACAATACAGAAGGAAAAGCTTTTTATTTTATGGACCCACCATACAGAGAAAGCTTTACTTCATACGGTAGCGCGTTTGATGATACTGAACACAGTAAACTAATCAACTAT